GCTCTGCGCCGATAAAGAGCGTGAGCGGTGGGTTAGTGCTGAGAAGGAAGCTGCTCTCCAATTCAAGATTCATAAGGAGCTGTTAGAGAGTATGAATGACAAGCTGCTTGAAGAAATTCAACGGTTACATGAAGAACTCCGCAAGGGGGAAGCATGACAAATGGCCACTTTCCTAAGACATGAATCCTGTCCAGAATGTGGTAGCCGAGACAATCTCGGAAGGTACAGTGATGGTGGAGCTTTTTGTTTTGGATGTCATTACAGAGAGAGAGGAGACAGTCGTGCTGTTCATTCTTCTGACCCTGTTGGGGACAGCATTCACCTGCCTGATGTATCAACTAGCTTCTCTCCTGCTGTGGTTGCATGGCTAGCACAATATGACATTTCAGTACCAGAAGCCCTTAAATGGGGATGGAGATATAATACCAAGGACGATCAACTCATCTTCCCGTTCTACGGACAACCCAATGAACTCCTCCTGTATCAAGCAAGGAACTTTTCACGCAAACCAAAATACTACAACAAAGGTAGTGTCGCGGATGTCCTCCCGATTTTTCATTCTGGACGACCTAGCCCCGCATTGGTGGTAGTTGAAGATTGTGTATCGGCCGCTAAAATAGCCCGTATAAACGACGCAATGCCTCTGTTGGGTAGCCACCTACCCGCAACTAAATTGATGCGCTTAAAGGGACTATACAAAGGCTTGGTGCTATGGTTGGACAGCGACAAGCTCAAGGAAGCAAGAGAAATGGAAACAATGGCTAGGTTTGTGGGATTTGATGCCAAGACAATTTATACAGAACTTGATCCAAAGGAATACAATGTCGATGAAATTAAGGAGTTGTTGAAATGAGCATTAATCTGTGTTTTTACACCAAGACAAAGAAGCCTCGACACATTGAGTTTCCTTTTCAAACTCCCACAGACTGGACGTTTGAGATTTATAATGCTGATCCACAGGATCGTGGAGACATTCTGGTAAATAAAATGAAGGACAATCCTTGGCTAGATGAGGATTTGGTACGTGAGTGTATTGAAATGCTCAATGACCCTGATCTAGAACTAGATTACATTTAAGGACGCAGAATGAGTAAAGTTGTAAAAGTTTGTAAGACGTTTGCTGGTCCTCCAGAGGAGGTGTACCTATTGAGGGAGCGTTGTCGAGCACGAGTGCATCACTTTCCTCTCCGTGAAAACAAGCCACGAAGTATGAGTTTCAATGCTTGGTACTGTTATAAATACGACCTTCCAGGTAATCCATTTTACGTACTTGACAAGGAACAGGATTTCTGATACAATATTTGTATAGAAAGAAATAAAATGATTAGAAGTAAATTTCATACCAATACAACCCTGCCCCCAGCGGGGCAGGTAGTAAATCCAATTAATCAATCTAAAACATTAGAGAAAGAAATTGAAGAGTTTCTTGTAGACTCTGAAGAGATGTTCACTCCTAACACCAATCCTGTTCCAAAGAAAGGAGACAATGCTCCCTGAGCTATCAATCTTAAAGCAATTCCTGTTGTACAAGGAGTGGGAAGATTTTAAGGATAGGTTGTCTGTCAAAGACCTACCAAAAGAAATCCAACCAATTTACTCACTTCTGTACAACTATCATTCAACCAACGAAAGTAAAGCCGACCTAACCGTCGCGGACCTCGGTAACATTGTTGCCGGGGTTGTCTCAAAAGATCGAGACTATTATCTTGGTGTTGTCGAACAACTAGAAAAGCTGGAAGTATCAGCAGACACCACTGCCAAACTTGTCCTTCGTATCCTTGCTAACAAGCAGCTCAATGCAATTAGCCTTGCTGCACATGATGCAAAAGAAGGACGCCTTTCCATTGAAGATGCTGAGAAGCTGTTTGACCAATTTAGGGAGTTCCGCTCTACCCACACAGTAGAAGAAAGTTTTCCATATATCTCGGATGATTTGGAAACAATCATTCATGACGTTTATCAAACTCCGGGGCTAAGGTGGCGGCTGTCTACCATGAATCGAATGCTGGGTAGTCTACGTAATGGAGACTTCGGCTTTCTATACGCCCGCCCGGAATGTGGGAAGACTACATTCCTAGCCTCAGAACTTACATATATGGCCGAGCAGGCTAAGGGGGATGTTGTATGGCTTGCTAATGAAGAAGATGGCAAGAAGGTAATGATGCGGCTTTATCAGGCTACTTTTGGCATTGACCTTGTGACTCTCATGTCAGATATTCCAAAATGGAAACAACTATATCATGAGAAATACAACGGCCGACTCAAGGTGATCTCGGATTTGTCCTACATGACAAAGGCAAGTGTCAAACGTCTATGTGATCATCTCAAGCCCTCTCTTCTTGTCATTGATCAGCTTTCCAAGATTAATGGGTTTGCTAATGATCGTAAAGACTTGGAACTAGGTACTGCATGTGAGTGGGGACGGGAGCTAGCTAAGACCTATTGTCCTGTGGTAGCTGTACATCAGGCTGACGGGACAGCAGAAGGAGTGAAGTGGCTGAGTATGAATCACGTTGCTAATGCCAAAACTGCTATGCAGGCAGAAGCAGACTGGCTGTTGGGGATTGGCAAGGTGAATGACCCAGGATATGAGAATGTGAGATACCTCTCGCTGTCCAAGAATAAACTGACAGGTGATCCCGATACCGATCCCAATTTACGACATGGAAAAATGGAGGTGTTAATTGATCCTACACGAGCACGATACAAGGACATCCACACATGATTGATGATTTAGTGAAGAGGTTGGTAGAGCGTTTAGAAGAGAGTTTGGATATTGGTTTAACTATTCCTCAGGAGGAAATCCTTGCTCTCTATCTAGAGAGAGCCTATGCACGCGGACGACTGGACCCAGAGGGTGCTGGTGATTATGATGATTGATGATTTGCTAACAGAACTGGTAATGCGACTCTTTCTAGATATGGAAGAGGAGGAGCAAGTACGTTCTGCCCTAGAGAAAGCTTATACACGAGGAAGGCTTGATGAAGTTTCCTAAGAACCGAGAAACTGTGTTCTATGTATCACGAGAGGATTCTGTAGTTGTTGGGGTGTTTGCCAACTATGATGATGCACAGGACTATTCTGGTGGATGTGAACAGGAGTTTCTAGACAAGACTGGATACACCGTAAGGTTTTATGTACATGCAACAACGTTCTATGGATAAATGCGTGCTGTAGCAATTGATGTCGAAACTTCAATCTTCAACAAGGGTAACCCATTTGACTCACGAAACGTCTTAGTTTGCTGGAGCTTTGCAACAGACACAACCAAGGGAGCTTTACAATGGCCAGATCACAAACGATGTCAGGATGTTATTGACAGTGCTGACCTTGTTGTCGGGTTCAACTTCAAGTTCGACTACCATTGGCTAGCTAAGGAAGGACTCAATCTAAGCAACAAACAAATCTGGGATGTACAAATTGCTGAGTTCATCCTATCCCACCAGACACACAAGTTCCCAAGCCTAGACGACACATGTGAACGTTTAGGTGTTGCTAAGAAACTAGACATTGTCAAGACACAATATTGGGACAAGGGTATTTCTACTGAGCACATCCCATGGCCTATCCTTAGAGACTACGCGGCCCATGATGCAGATGTAACCCTGCAATGCTACTACGCACAAATCAAGCAGATGACACCACAGCAAAAGCGATTGTGTCAATTGATGTGTATGGACATGCATGTATTGCGTGAGATGGAAGCAACAGGAGTTGCCTTTGATGAAGAGCTTTGTAAAACTAGAGCGGAGGAAGTAGATAAACGCATTCAAGAGATCAAATCCCAACTGGACTCATACTATCCTAATGTTCCTATCAATTTCAATAGTGGGGACCATTTGTCTGCCTTTCTTTATGGCGGAGTTGTTAAGGAAGATGGGAAAGAGCATGTTGGCTTTTATAAAACAGGAGAGAAAGCAGGACAACCCAAATACAAGAACATTGTAATTGAGCACATGCTTCCTAGTTTGTATGAGCCTCTCAAAGGCACGGCTTTACAGAAGGAAGGAATGTTTGCTACCGATGAAGGTACGTTGCGTAAGCTCAAGGGTAAGAAGGGTGTTATTACTCTTTTGCTAGAACTTTCTAAGCTTGAGAAACTCAATGGAACCTACTATCGTGGTCTTGTCGAACTAAGGGAGACAATGCATTGGGAACCGGGAATTTTACATGGACAATTTAACCAAACAACAGCAGGTACAGGTAGGCTTAGTTCTAGTAAGCCCAACCTACAAAACTTTGCTAGCGAACTACAAGACATCTTCATTACAACTTATTGATGACTAAAGAACTAGAAACACTTGACTATGAAGACTCTCTTGTCCTCTTTAACAGCTCTTGTGAGCAATATGGAGCACGACAAGTGTTAGTGGATTTTCGTGATGCTTTTCCAGACATGTTCAAAGAAGTGGAGATTCAAATTGAACGCCTCAAACCTCAACCTAAAGTAGCAGCTCTATTACGACCATGACAACAAGAAAATGCTGGATAGAAGAAGCCAAATACTCCAATGATACTGTTAGGTATTTTGTGTGTATTGATGGATGTCTGGGAACCACAACGGTACTAGTGTGTGACGACTTGGACAAAGCAAAGAGAGAGTGTGATCATTGGCTTAACCCAGTTAGGGAAATTGAACGAAAGACGGTGTATCCATGAAACACTCTGATGCTGATATCCTGTGACGCGTCGCAACTTGAATGGCGCACTATCTTAGAATTGAGCCAAGACCCTGTAGGCATTCAAGAAATCTTAAACAAAGATGACATTCATTCAAACAATCAAAAGGCATTTGATCTCCCTTCACGACTCATTGCGAAGATTTTCTTATTCCGTTAAATGATGTAGCGGCTTTTAGTGGTGACACTAATCGAACAATTTGGTGAATTCAGGGGAACTCCAGACCGGACAATCCTGAGCGAAGTCTAAGATATTTCTGTTTCGTACTTGACAGGCGAACAAAAGTGTGATATAATGGTAGCTTTAGGAGAAACATTATGCGTACTTTTAAACCAAAAAACTGTCTCTTTTGTGATGCCGTGTTTACCCCCACTGGTTCAAGTCATAAGTATTGCTCAAAGCAGCATCAGTATGACCACATGAAACAGCAAGGTATTCACAAGCACTATCGTGACACATTTAACGCAAAGGCGGGGATGCTTGTTGGGATTGGTTCAGGAGGAACCACAGGCACCGGCCCACGTAATGTAATGTATAAGCATGGAAGATATGCTTTCCGTAACTTTGCAAGGAAGCTCAAACTTTTAGGAGTTCCTTGTGCAGATTGTGGGAAGGATTTACGGGACGCTGCTAGAGGAGATTGGTGTGGACACCACAAAGACCATGACCCCACTAACAACGATCTAAACAATCTTGTACTTCTGTGTAAATACTGTCACCATATGCATCATGAAACTTACCGAAACATGCCAGCTCTTAGAAACGTGCAACGACTATCCCGTAAGGGAGTAGAGAGCAGTGCTCTCGAAGCGCCAAACACCAGTAATGGTGATGATATAGTCTGAGCTGTATGGGGACATACAGAGAGTATACGGAAACGGTGTACTCGTAACACAACTGACAATTTTCCGTGGGAGTGGCTGGAGCTTTGCCAACGATCCAGATTTTATGCATGTGTCTTCTTCCGCTACTTTTTGGGATGGGATGAATGAAAAGTTCTTCACCAAATACAAAGGCATTGACAAGATTCATGCAAAATGGAGTGATTTGGTGGTTGCGGGTCAACCAATTGAGGGGCCGCTAGGAAGAAGCTGGTCGATCAACATGGGAGCCGGTTTCAAAATCCCACTAACTCTTCTCAGCAATCACCCAGTTCAGGGCACCGGAGCTGACGTTATGATGATTGCACGCATCTCTGCGTACAAGCGCTTAAAGGCCCTTCAAATCCCCTGTAAGTGGGTGTCTACTGTGCATGACTCCATTGTAGTTGATGTACCGGACGAGCATATCCAAGTTGTAGCTAAAACCTTCCATGAAGTGTTCCGTGACTTGCCTCAGAACATCTTCAAGTTGTTTGGTTACACATGGACTGTACCCATGGAGTGTGAATGTAAACAGGGTAAAAATATGAAAGAAATGTTCAAGATTGCTTGACAACACCTCTCAAGTGTGATACAATATTGTTTTAAACAAAGGAAAATAATGCAGATTCAGATTCTCAACGTCAGTATTCAAACTCAACCTACTAAAACTGGCAAGACCTACCAGCTTGCTGACGTTGCCTACAAAAACCTCAGCTTTCAAGGGAAAGTTGAGGGAAAGAAAATTATGAGTTTTGGTGTTACGGCAGACACCTTCAAGGCACTTTCTGTTGCACAGCCGGGTGAAACTTATGTAGTGGAGGTTGTGAAGAATGCAGCAGGATACAATGACTGGACCTCCATCAGCAAAAGTGACGGAACCGTTGCTCCCAGTGTACCAGCAGGAGGCAAGCCGGTGGCAAGCACGCCAACCAAAAGCACCTATGAAACAGCAGAAGAGCGTGCCCAACGCCAAGTCCTTATTGTCCGTCAGTCTTCTCTGTCTAGCGCTGTCAACACTCTTGCTGTTGGTAGCAAGAAACTGGAACCTGCTGATGTTCTGGCTGTAGCTAAGATTTACGAAGACTACGTGTTTGGTAAGGCTGCTCAAGGTGACAGTGGGTTTGAAGACTTTCCTCCCGGCTTCCCGGACGTTGAATGATTCCTAAAACATTCCAGCTAGCAGGACATACGTGGAAGGTGGGGTACAATCCTCACCTCCTCAATTTAGGGGAATGTCTTCCTGCCAAAGCCATCATCCAGCTCAAGGGCGGAGATGGTCAAGGAGATGCTCAAATTGAGCAGACGTTCTATCATGAACTTGTCCATGCCATCTTATTTACTACAGGAGACAACGGTCCACATGATGAGAAGTTTGTGGATGGGTTTGCCTATCTCTTGCAGCAATACTTCCTAACAGCTAAATGACACACATCTTGACCGATGGGGACCAAACTCTCTACTGCAAAAGTTGTGGTCAAAACAAGTCTCCACAATACTTTCACAAGGACACATCATCTAAACGAGGGCATACCTACTATTGTAAGGAATGTGCTAATTCTAGGTCAAGGGCATGGACTGCTGCAAATAAGCACAGTGTTTCCTACCGTCAGAAAAAACATAATGCCTATTACAAGCACATGTATGGGATCTCACTAGATGAGCGGATTGCCTTGCTAAATTCCCAAGGTAGTAAATGTGCAATATGTAGATGTCCACTAGACCATACTGGTGGAAATACCCACACAGATCACTGCCACACGACAGGAAAGGTGCGTGGAATTCTATGTACCAATTGCAACCGTGGGCTCGGGCATTTTCAAGAGAATCAGGAGTTTTTAATGCAGGCTGTGAAGTATTTACAGACCCATACTGAGAATGGTACTCAGAAGGAGGGCAGTTGTCTATGAGTAATCTACGTATTCTCGTAGACGGTTAGGTGACATCGTAGCGTACAGGTGTGCTGCTGCCAATGAAAACGAAGATGAGCACATTGCAAGATGGCAAGCAAATCAAATGATGGAGCGCATTGTACATGAAACCAATGCATCCTCTGTTTCTTGTTTTCTTACTGGGAGCGACAATTTTCGTCTCCTGTACAATCCCCAATATAAAGCCAACAGAAAGGACATGCCACGGCCTAAGCACTTGCAGGCTGTAAGGGAAGAGCTGTGTGTTAAATGGCAAGCAACTGTGTGTGAGGGAGAGGAAGCGGATGACCGTATGGGTATTGTCCAATGCTCCTCTGAAAACACAATGATTTGCACAATTGACAAAGACCTCCTGATGATCCCCGGAAAGCATTACAACTTTGTAAAGGGAGAGTTTCAAGAAGTGTCTGAACATCAAGGTATTCAGCATTTCTACTACCAACTCATCATGGGTGATCGGACAGACAACATCTTTGGCTTCGATGGTAAGGCACGACATAAGGTTCCTAAGTTCTTGGAACCTGCTGTTGCTTTCCTGCTCCATTGTGAAACAGAGATGGAGATGTTCTCACACGTAGCAGACATGTATTGTAACGACGAGGTTTTGCTAATGAATGGCCGCTGTTTGTGGATCAGGCGTAAAGAAGGAGAAGTATGGGAGTTCCCATCTTTGTGTTCGGAAGCAATTTAGCAGGTAGGCATGGAAAGGGAGCTGCCTTAACAGCTAAACGATATTACGGAGCAATTCAAGGGCAGGGAATAGGGTTGCAGGGACAGAGCTATGGCATCCCAACCAAGGATGCATTCCTCAGGGTTCTTCCTATTAGTGAAATTACTAAATACGTAGACCAATTTTTAGACTTCTCCAACAACCATAGTGAACTGGAATTCAACGTTACACCAATCGGGTGTGGGCTTGCTGGGTACTCATACAATGACATTGCCCCATTGTTTGTAGGACACCCAGCTAATGTCTATTTAAACCATCATTTCTTGGAGGTCTTGTATAAAGGAGTGGACAGCAGCCCGGCATAGGGCATTCATCATCAGTGGTCTTCGTGCTGCCAGTCGTCGTTATCCACCCAAATTTGAGACACTGAACGAAGCCAAAACAGAGAAGAAGATTAACGAGAAGACAGGCCGCATTGCACAGCATTATCAATGCAAGAAATGCAAACAAGACTTCCCAGCAAAGGATGTACAGGTGGATCACAAAAAACCTGTTGTCGATCCTAAGACAGGGTTTATTGACTGGGACACCTATATCGAACGGATGTTCTGTAAGAAAGCCAATTTCCAAGTGCTTTGTAAAACCTGTCATCTCGAAAAAACTAAGAAGGAGCGTAGTGCTAGTATCAAAAACAATTGAGTTGCCTGAAGGGGGTGCAAGGTTTGAGGGTGAGTTGTCCCCAGAAGAACTAGATTTGGTGTTGCGAGTGGGGCTTACCTATCTCATGCAACTAGGAACAATTCCCATCACCCTAGACCCCAGTAACAAGTATGAGCAATAAGACACGCCATTTCATTATCCCGGATGTTCAAGCCAAGTATGGACAAGACTTTACATTCCTGCGTAAGATTGGTGAATACATTGTAGACAAGCAACCTGATGTCGTTATTTGTATCGGGGATTTCGCAGACATGGAGAGCTTGTCCTCATATGACGTAGGTACTAAAACCTTTGAAGGTAAACGATATGTTAAAGACATTGAGGCAGCACATGTTGCCATGGCTACTCTACTTCACCCACTTATTCAATTCAACAACCGACAGCGTGAAAACCACAAGAAGCTCTATCAGCCTCGCATGGTGCTCACTCTTGGCAACCACGAAGAGCGTATTAACAGGGCAGTCAACTCGGACCCGAAACTGGATGGTGTCCTTTCGATCAGCGATTTACGCTATGAACAGTGGGGGTGGGAGGTTCATCCTTTTCTCGACGTTGTGGTCATTGATGGTCTTGCCTACTGTCACTATTTCACTAGCGGTTTACTGGGCCGTCCTGTGGCTAGTGCTGCTGCTCTTCTCTCGAAGAAGCATCAAAGCTGCGTACAGGGACACCAACAGGGGTTCCAATGTGCAACGGGACATAGGGCTGATGGAACGCGACTGACAGCTATTATAGCAGGCTCGTGCTACGACCATGAAGAATCTTACCTCGGCCCACAAGGAAACAAGCATTGGCGTGGAGCCCTGATGTTACATGAAGTTGATAATGGGGAGTTTGACATGATGCCCCTTTCTCTTAGCTATCTTAAAAGTAGGAACAAATGACGGACGAAGAATTTATTGGGGGAGCTAATGACAAGCAAGTGGCAGGTACCCATTACAAGAAATACTCCATTCAACCTTGGGATGCCATTGTCGATTGGCAGCTGGGGTTCCTAGATGGATGTGCTGTCAAGTATATCAGCCGCTGGAAAGACAAGGGTGGTGTAGAAGACATCAAGAAGGCTATTCATTTCCTTGAGAAGCTTCTAGAGACACAGATGGATAGTAAGCTACGTTTGAAACAGCTTGAGCTACAAAGCGAGATTCATAAAGCAAAGAGTGAGGTGTCTGCTTCCACCAAATTTGGAGACTTTTTTCCATGCTCTCCTAAAGAACTATGGAAAAGCTCTCAATGAATCTGAATGAATACCAACTAGCAGCAAAGGAGTTTGCTGTCTATCCAGATGGAGCTGGGCTTATGTACACAAGCCTTGCTCTCTGTGAGGAAGCTGGTGAATATGCAGGGAAGCTTGCTAAAGCTATTAGGGCAGGGAAGGCACCAGACACTGAGGCTGCTGCTAAGGAGCTTGGGGACACCTTGTGGCAGCTTGCAGCGGCAGCAGGAGAGCTAGGCTACACCTTACAGGACATTGCTCTGATGAATCTAGACAAGCTGTATGAGCGCAAGCTCCGAGGTACTATTGTGGGGACTGGGGACAACAGGTGAATGATGAACTGAAACTACTAATTATCCACAAGCTAGACGTTACAGAGTTCTTGGACATTCTGGGTTATGAACTCTGTGACTTGGTTGACATTTTAGAAGACGAGATTGAAGAGAACAGGGATGCTCTTGAAAGGGCTTGCCGATGAAAAACAAAACACATATTCCTACTGACGCTCCAGAACGTCAAAACTTTAGCAAGAAATATCTTGTACGTAAAATTGAAGAAGAAGAAGCAGAAAGTTTAATTAATGATTATCTCACCCATGACAGTAGCCCTAGTCGATTCGATGGGGACGGACCTGAACGTTTGCAACGCCGCGAGGGTAAGCTTTCATAAGGAATCTGAGTGGGAAGTTTCCAGCAATGCTAAGTTTCCTGGAGATGAACAGGTACACGTCTTGGCAGACAAGGATAAGAAACTAATCAACTATCTAGCTAAGCACAATCATTGGAGTCCGTTTGCTCATGTGTTTTTGTCTTTCCGTATCAAGGCTCCCATCTTTGTTGCACGACAGCTTGCCAAACATCAAGTGGGCCTTTCATGGAACGAAGTTTCACGACGATATGTGGATGAAGAACCTGAGTTCTATTTTCCAGATGTGTGGCGAGGGAAACCAGTGAATGCTAAACAGGGTAGTACAGGAACAGTTGACAAAATCTGGTGGATTCCAAACGATTCTTGGTACTCTGTAGGTCTGGGGGTAGAGGAAATAACGCAATACACACTTCGACGGTATTTACGGATGATTGAGGAGGGAGTTGCCCCTGAGCAAGCGCGCATGGTATTGCCTCAAAATACACAAACCGAATGGATTTGGAGCGGCAGCTTAATGGCATTTGCTCGTGTTGTGAAGTTGCGTACCGATCTACATGCTCAATTGGAAACACAAGAAGTGGCCCATAAAATTGCTGCGTTGGTTCCTGACATCATGAAACATTCATGGGAGGCTCTGGTTGGTGTACAAGCATAAATGTCCTAAGCACAACACATGGATGAAAACCAACAAATATCACAAAGAGCTTGGTCCCCAATGTGAGCAATGTAACATGGAAGCCGATAAACGTAAGAAAGAATATGAACAGCTTGGTGGTAGTAACAAGCCTCCTGTTGTAATTAGAAAGGTTTAATGATTAAAGAACGCTTTAAAACTCCCTTTGCAGAAACAATTTTTAGGAGTAAGTATGCCCAAGGACCGAATGATAGCTGGGATGCTCTCGCTGACCGATTGGTTGAAGATGTTTGTGGAACTCGATGGGGAACACAACCGTCTCTCATGTCTGATGGGGATCGAAAGGAGCTTGCAGAACATATCAAAGAAATGCGGTTCCTGCCCGGAGGTAGATATCTCTATTATGCAGGACGGCCGTACAAAGCTTACAATAACTGTTATCTCCTCCGAGCTGAAGAAGACACACGAGAAGAATGGAGCAACGTAACGTGGCGAGCAATGTCTTGTCTTATGACTGGTGGAGGTATTGGCATTGATTACTCTCGACTCCGACCTGCCGGAAAGCCTCTTGGTCGAACTGGAGGCACTGCAAGCGGACCTTTGCCTCTTATGTCCGCAATTAACGAAATTGGACGAAACGTCATGCAAGGAGGTTCTCGTCGATCTGCAATTTATGCTTCGCTTAATTGGCAACATGAGGACATCCCTGCATTCTTGGCAGCAAAGAATTGGTCCTCCACCATCAAGTCTCTGAAAGAGACTGATTTCAATTTCCCTGCTCCATTGGACATGACCAACATTAGCGTCAATTACGATGACGCTGCTCTGTATGGTACATCTACAAACAAAGAAGGTTCACTTACTGACAACGCTGTCTTCATGCAGAATGTGCGGCAGGCCATGGAAACAGGTGAACCTGGCTTTAGCTTCAACTTTGGAGATAAACAAAATGAAACCCTTAGGAATGCTTGTACTGAGGTTACTTCAGAAGACGACAGTGATGTTTGTAATCTTGGTAGCGTCAATTTGGGTAATGTCCGAACCCTTGACGAGTTTCGTTCTGTGGTTTCTCTTGCGAGTAAGTTTCTTGTTTGCGGTACTCTACGAGCTGACCTCCCTTATGAAAAGGTATACAAGGTAAGAGAAAAGAATCGTCGTCTTGGGTTGGGACTCATGGGCATCCATGAATGGCTCCTCCAACGAGGACAAAAATACGAAGTAACTCCCGAACTCAAACAATGGCTGGAAGTATATGAACAAGAGTCTGAAAAAGCAGCTAACGAGCATTGTGATAGGTTCTTTATCAGCCGTCCAGTTGCTTATCGAGCAATTGCCCCCACAGGTAAACAAAAACTGCCTGGCAGTGAAGTAATTCACTGAATAATAATCTGGATGAATTCAGAGAAAGGCTAAAGTTATGCAAAAACGAAACTTTATAAGAGAAAACCATCGCTGGACTTCTACAGGAGTCGGGCAGGTTTCTGGAACTCTTATGACCTATCTCCGAAGAAAAGCTAAAGAACGTGGTCTGCTGTTTGACGTGACAGCAGAGGAATTGTGGGAACTTTTTAATAAGCAACAAGGTTTGTGTGCTTTGTCCGGGGTTCCTATTACGTTAACTACTGTGATTAATAAGCAGCATAATTTAGATAAAACTCTAATGTCTGCTTCCTTGGATCGAATTGACAATTCCAAGGACTACACAATAGATAATGTGCAATGGATACATAAAATCCTTAACGCTATGCGTAGGCAGTATTCTGTTGAAGAGTATGTTCATTGGTGTACTTTGGTTGCTAACTATGCTAACCCTGAGCCAAGCCGTAGCAGTGATGCAGCGGAAGGTGCAACGACTAGGGATCGAGACTCACGAGTCAGTAATGTCCCCACGAGCGTCCAGCCCCACAAATATGTGGGTGAAGATATAGTCTGAGCTATATGGAAACATATAGAAATGAGGATAAAGAGCCTCATGATAACAAAACTGACGATTGGTATTTTGGCGTCAACTACAACAGGCATCGAACCGCTTTTTGCAGTCGCGTATAAGCGACGCTTCCTTACTGAAGGAACCAAGTGGAAATACTCCTACGTTGTTGACGCAACAGCAGACCGACTCATTAAAGAATATGGCCTCAAGCCAGAGTCAATTGACACCGCCTACAAACTGAGTCACGATTATGAACGACGAATCAAGTTCCAAGCAGACATTCAAGATTACGTTGATATGTCGATCTCATCCACGATTAACCTCCC